CGCTGGTTGAAGTAGGTGCTGGTGCCGTCGCCGATGATCAGGATTGCATCTTCCTTGACCGCACGGGCTCGAGATTGCTCCGAGGTGACGAAGTCGGCCAGAGAGATAGCCGCATCCATCATGGTCGACTTACCGACGCGAGTCGTGGCCATGCAGTCTTTGAGGGACAACGTGATCTGATCGCCGCCGGGGTCGCCCGCCGTGCCTTCCGTGCCTTCCGGTACGAAGTAGGCGGTCGTGCCCGAGCGCCAGCGCGGGATTTGCAGGGTTGCAGTCGTCATCGGCCACATACGGCAGATGCGTCGAGCGACACCGTACATCTCGCGATTGACGATCATGGCGGCCGACATTTCCTGCGGGATCAGCCAGCCACCGGAAGAAAACGTCGAAGAGCCGATCGCGCGAACGTCTGCGTCGGAGCCTTCGAACAATCCGCCGTTGAGTGCGCCCTGCCGAAGCGTGACGCCATTCTCGACGCACCACCGGGCAGCGCCCGCATCACCAGACAGAACCGCCTTACACCACATGCCGGCGCGATAGGCGACTTCCTGGTCATCGATGCCGAACAGGCGACCAACACCGACATAGGTGCGAGTCTTGGCGAGTACTTCACGGATGCCGGAACCGAACGTCGGACGCTCGATGCCTTCCGGTCGACGCTCGACGCGGCCGGTCTTGGTCGGGGCGGACTTGTTCTTCGCCACGACGTCAAGCATGACTTGACGGAATGCGTCCGCGGTCATGTTGGAATCTTCCGCGGCTTTCTGCGCCATTGCGGGACCGTCGTACTCCGGCCACATGGCACCGATCGCGTTGAGTTCGCGGATCAGGTCTGCGTGTTTCTTTCGTTCGTCTGCGCGTGCCGCAACGTTATCCGATGCGACTCGAGCAGCGAGACTCGCCGCAGGTTCCGGGCTCAGATCGGCCCGGCTCGGCTCTTTTACGTCTTGAGTCATTGCCTTCGCCTTTTCAGGCTGACCGCTGATACCTCGGCCCACGCCGACGGTGTCATCCGCAGGAACGCTTACGATAGAAATCTCGTAGGGCTCCCAATCGGTGACGCGGTAGGTTGAGACCTCTTCCTCTTTGGTTTCGAGAACTAGGTCATGGATGCGGTAGCCGACCGATACCTTGGTGCGGATACCGTCAACGACATCGGAGAAAACTTCCTCTCCGAGCGATGACTTGCTGAAGCGAACGCGGGCGCGCCCCTTCTTGTCTCTGTCGAGCGATGCGGTCTCGACGACGCCTATCTGCTTGTCGTAGTCGTGATTCAGCAGGAGCGCGGCCTTATTGGTCAGACGCTCCATGCGTACGGACTTCGGCTTACAATCGAGGACTTCTTTCCCCCACCATCGTTCGTAGGGAATCTCCGAGCACCACGCGAGATCAGCAGTGCGGCTCTCCGAATCGATCGATGCGCGATCGACTTCAAAGATGGCCGTCTGCGGCTTCTCGCGAAGCTCGAGCAGGAGCGAATCCCGCGTGACGTTATTCCGGGTTAGCTGGTTCGGTAGGCTGTCCACTCATGGCGCCCCCTTGGGCCGGTTCCGGATCGAGCGATACGCCATACGTCTTGGCAAGCTCGTCGTCCGCGGCCAGTTCTTCAAAAATTTCCTCTATGTCCTCGCCGTTCTCGGCAGCAAGGCGCGTCCTGCTTGTAAGCTTGGTCTCTAGTGCGATCTGCTTGGCCTTGGCTTCCTTCTCCGGATCGATCCATGACCACCGCTTCGGCTGCCAACGCACCGCATTGCGATGCGCGTAGTAGGCAGGCAACAGCTTCCCGTCGAGCACGGATCCGCGGAGCCAGTCCTCGAAATCGCGTTGACAGAAAGCCTCGATGTAGAACTGCTGGAGCGCCATCCATCCGTCGCGCTCGTCGAGCAACGCGACTCGAGCAGTGCTGTAGTTCACCTCGCCCGGATCGTTCGCGAGCGAGTGATAGGCCATGTCGACCGCGGCAGCGACACCACGCAGGCAGGCTTGAATGAACGGGCCGACAGACGCATCCGGAAACTGAGGGTTGAAGCTGTTCAACTGCACGCCAGGAGGCAGCGTCCAGTATTGCCCCGGATCCGAATCCGTCAGCAGATTGCCGGCAGAGTCCGACCCCGTCGCCAATGTCGCCGGGAGTTCGCCGTCTGGGGTCTGAAGAACAGCGATCTTCGACGCACCGACGCGCGCATTGATCACCGCAGCCTCTTCGAAGCCACCCAGGTTCCACAGACGCAGCATTGCCGCGTGCATCCATGGAATCCCGCGCACCTGTTCGGGCCAGTCCGAGACGAATAGATGCATGATCTGATCGGCCGGGATTCTGTCCGTCTCGCGATTGCTGCCACCGCGCGACCACTGCCCGACCTCGCCCGGATGCTGCCGCAGGATGTGATACGCCACCGGCCGCGAGAAGTTGTCGACCTCGACGCCCATCTTGATCGCGCCGCCGGCCAGGTTCTCGTTCTTCTCTTCGTCCAGCCGGTCGACGTCGATGATCTGCAATCGTCCCGCCGCACCGAACTCCGGATCCCGATAGCGCCGAATCAACACTTCGCCGTCACGCGCCATCGTTCGAACGACCAGCCGATGCAACATCGACAGCGACAGACGTCCGGTGACGTCCAAGTTCCCGACCTTGCAGCGATCCAGCCACGCCGATTCGATAGCATCGTTCGCCGTCGAATTGAGTTTGCCATCCGCGAACTTGGCCTTGACTTGCGCCTGGAATGGATGCGGGCCGGCAATGTTCTTGACGCACGCCGTAATGAACTTCGCCCCGTAGGCATCGCCTCGAGCCAGTTGCCGCGATCGTGCGCGCAGTGTCCGCAGTTCGTACCGCGCCCACCGATTGATCGAGCCCGGATCCGTTGTCCACGAAGCCGTCAATCGACCCATGTCCGCAGCCGGGAACGCCGATCCGTTGCGTTGCGGTCGTGGTGAGGGGCGAACGCCGAGACGTGAGAGCAATCCCATGCTCAGGCTTTCCGCAAGGCTGCATACAACATCACCGCACCAGCGGCCGCAAAGCCGAGTCCGGACACGAGACGCTCGAGGCCGTAGCCGAGCAGGAGAATCCCAACCACGCCGACGACGTCGTTCGCCTCGACGGCCGCGCGGATCTTGGCAAGAAATGGGTGCATCAGATTCGCGCCAACAATCGAGGCCCGCCGTCCATGCCGGACGCAAGGCGATCGGAAATAGACTCCGACCTCACTTCGGCCTTGAATGCGTCGCGCAATTTGACCAGCGCGGCCGGGTCTCGCTGGAGATTCCGCCCGGCGATCTGGTACGCGACCATGTCGGATTGGCTCTGCGTCGCACGCCCGAGGATTTGCGCCTCGACCGCATCGAGCATCTGCCGTGCGAAGGATCGACCGTCTATGCCGCTCGTTGCGGTTGCGAGATTCGGCCGTATCTCGATCTCGCCGCTTGCTACCTGTCGCCGGTCGGATCCGTAGGCGACATATGCCGCCCACGAGTACCGGCCAGCGGGATAGGCTGCGGTCGTTGCCGCGGACACGTCAATTCGATGGGCGCCACCGGATGCGGTAGCAGTCAGCGTAATCTGTCGATCCGCTTTTGCGAGAGAATAGGAGAGCGTCCAAGTACCGGCCGGATAATCCGCAAGGTCTTGGCGCTCCCACAGCCAACGGTCACCGGCTGTTAGAAGCCTCGGCTCCCATGTCGGAACGGTGCTGGACATGGGAACCTAGACTAGGCATTATGCTGTGCCAAAAATATCCCCAACTTGGCACAACTCAACGGGACGAATTACATGCGAATCGCTCTACTTGCTCTGATGCTGTCCGGTTGCGTTACTCCGCAGCCATGGGTTAAGCAAGGCTCGTCAGCCGACCAAACGCAGCAGGACATCCGCGAATGCGATTACGACGCCTCGAAGGCAACGGCCGCGATCATTAATCCCTTCGACAAGGGATGGGAAAACGGCGTGATGTTCCGCAAGTGCATGGAGGTTAGAGGGTATCGGAGGTAAATCACGCTAAGTCTCATCTGGCTCGAATAAAGGCTTACTTTCAATTACGATTGCCTCAGTGCCGCCAGTAAGCGTTTGTTGCGGAACCATCCAATTGTCGTCCCACTCTGGTATATCTGGCTCCTCCTCGCTAGGGGTGCATATCAGCACCATTAAATTGCCATCGACTCTAGAAAGAGCATTGATCAAGTCACGAACTCGCATTCCGTCAGTTCTTTGTTTCATGACAACCATCCTTTGCTAGACGCAATGCCTTCCGCAATCCCCATAAGCACCTGCACCTCGCCGAACTCCAATCCCTGACGCCTAATAGCGGAACGCATCCGGTGATGCTTCGCTACCCATTGCGGACTTTTGCCGATCAATTTGGCAATTCTTGATCTTGAAACGCCTTGCTCAAGCTTGTACCCAACGAATTCAAGCAACCCCTCGTCATGCCATTGCTTGGCCATGCCTACCCGCCGATGAAACCCATTTACCTGACAGCGATAGGCTCCATTGGTCGTGATGTGGTCAATACCGCAATTCTCTCCGCAGTCATAAACAACGACTTCCTTTACCTTCGCTACGATAGGAGGCCAATCAGTTCCCACGACGCTATTTCCTTTCGGTTATGCCCGCTCTCTGCAATGTGTCATAATTGCGACGACGATCTCTATTCGTGTTTCTCGGAAAGGGCGCGCCGCATTGTCTTGCGCTGCGACGCACGACCTACCGAACGCATCACGAAGCGAAAGCATCCTGATGTATCGGCGGATTGCCGGCGGTCGTCACTTCTTACCAATCCACCGATAAACCGTTCGCCTGCTCACCCCGAGCTCACCTTTCGCCAGCTTAACCATCTCGACCACAGGCATATCTCGCGCACGCTCCATGAAAGCAGTAACAAAGCCTTGCGGCACTTGCTTCCCGACGTAAGGTTTCGTCCCGCCATACTCAACCGCCACGCGCTTCACCACTTCCATTCGTTGCTCCAGGGTAAATTCAATTCCCGTTACCTCGGTCACTATCTCGATTACACGCGGGGCGAACTGTGCGGATTTGGTCAAGGATTAGTCTCCATTTCGGAACGGCTCTGTGCGCAAAGTTTCAATTGCCGCTTCGAGCGCAGAAATCGCTAACTGGCGCCGTCTTAGCAATTCTTCTGTATCGTCCTTGCTGCGCACTGACTCAACATCAATAAACCCATCGATCAAATCGGCCAAGTTCACGCCAATATGAGACACCACCCATTCCCCCCGCAAAAAATCCCAATCAGGGACCACAAACAAAAGACCGCGCGTATCTTCGTCTTCGCAAACCCATGGTTTCTCGCCGGATAGCTTCCACGGCCAGGAGCCTGTCTCTAAGAACGAAACATCCCAATCACCCCACTTCGACTTCGGTACGGTCATTTCATCTCCTTCACGGTCTCCACCCCCGAACCCAACCACCGCGACTATCTGCGGGTGTGGGGTCGTGGCCGATGGGTGTCGGAGGATGGCACATGGAT